AAGAAAATTCGTGAAGAACTTGGTGAACCATTTGAATTCTTTACTCATATTCAAACAGTTCCTGCTGGTCAAGAACGAGTTTGCATTATGGCATCTGGTATTAAACTTCCTGTAGAAGAAGTTGAAAAGATCTATAATGAATATAAAGAAAGAACTGCAACTGTAGATAAGCAAAAAGACAGTTTCTTCGATAAGATAGGTTCTATGGGTATGGATGAAGATGATAGCATGTTTAATCTTAAAGATGCATCTTCTAAAAACCCTACAGCTGACAGAAAAACTAATTTCTTTGATGCAGTTGAAGATAAGAGTGTGGTTACTATCAAAGTTGGTAAGAAAAGTAAGAAAGATGATTTCTTCGATAATTATTAATAATCTTATTAACGTGAAAGGATAATTCTATGGGATTATTTGATAAATATACAACTCAACCAAAAGCTCCAAAAACTAATTCAGTTAGTTTGAAGAAAACTCTAACAACTATAAGAACTGAATTGACTAAATTGGATTGGAATAGTAGAGAAGCAGTATATGAATTCTTTGAGAATAATCTCATGGATTCCATATACTATCTAGGAACAAATGAAGATCTATATAAGAACTTTGGTATTCGTGGGGAAATATACATCACTATCGATGCAGTATTAACTCAAAATCCAAATATAGTTCTTCCAAAGAATATTGTAATTCATTTGAATGATTGCATGTTTGGATTCTTATTTTCTGTTGATCCAGTTTACTTTGGGCCAATCTATACGAAGACTAAAGAATCTATCATAAATATTTCTAAGCTTATAAATAAATCTACATATGAAAGATTAGATTTTGTAGATTGCTGTAGTAATGAACAACTATTAGACTATCTTCCAATTTGTAGAAATTCTAGCTTAGAAGAAGCAATAAACATTCAACGTACTAATATCATTATAATGACATCTTTGAATCCTAGATTGACTTCAGAAGAAGATATTAAGGATTTATATGGGGAGCTCTTCTATGAAAACTGGGAAGAGTTATTCCTTAATTCTATGACTGAAGTATATCCATCTAATATTAAAGAAGATGATGGTTGGATGTATGATATGATGACAAATGCATTGTTAGAAATGCTTAATGAAAAGCCAATGTCTGAAATTAAGAGCATTCTTATTAAGTATTCTGAAAAATGCTTAAAGATGCAATTAACTAAGGTTGGTGTACGGTGCTCATTATTTGAACTTTCTTCTGATTATGACAAAATTGTTTATATTGCAGAAGAATTACGCGACCAGGGAATGTATATCATATAATATAAATATACCCAAGGAGATTCAATCTCCTTGGGTTATCTTTTTATTTTTTATAAACTTCTGAACTTATTAATAACTAAAAAAGTATTAATACGCAAAGGAGTATTATTATGGGCTTATTAATTCAACGCGTTGCGGAAGTATCTGGATATAGTCCAGAACAAGGCTTATATGATGTTGCATATCCTACTGGATTTCTAAATTTTGACCATTTGAATGGTTATAATTTAAATACATTTAACGATAAAGGTGAATTAGTTCCAACTAAACATATTGGTTTACTTGATGGGTCTTATAATCTATTGATTGGTAGATCTGGTTCTGGTAAATCCACATTTGCAGTTCAGGCTGGTGCAAATATTATCTCCCAATTTGAAGATGCAGAAATGATGATTCAGTCTATGGAAGGTGGTATTACAGTACCACGTTTAGAAACTTTGACTGGTTATGTTGGAAATGAATTATTTAATAGAATCTCTATTAAGAATAGTGGTATTACTGCTGAGTCTATCTATGATGATATTTATAGCATCTATGAAACTAAAATTAAAAATAAGGAAAAATTCTTATATGATACTGGTATGAGAGATTCTACTGGTAATCCTATTATGAAATTTACTCCAACAGTTATGGTTATTGACTCCATTGCATTATTAGCACCTGAACGTATTGCAGATAAAGGTGAATTATCTGGTCAAATGGCGGCTACTGCAATGGCTAAAGCTAATACTGCATTACTTAAAGGCGTAATGCAATTGATCAAAGCTACAAATATCATTCTTCTAGTAATCAACCATATTACTGAAAAGATTGAAGCCAATCCAATGATGCATACTAAAGGCGCATTGATTTATCTTAAACAAGGTGAATCTTTACCTGGTGGTAAAGCAGTTACATATTTGGCTAATAACATCATTCGTTTCGATGATAGTAAACTCAAAGAAGAGACATTCGGATTTAGTGGTGCACAAGTTGATATCTCTCTTGGTAAATCTCGTACAAATAAAGCTGGTAAGTCTACACCATTAATCTTCTCTCAAGAAAATGGTTTCGACTCTTTATACTCTTTGATGGTTATGCTTAAAGATGCAGGTGTAATTGCGACTAAAGGTGCATACTTAGCATTAGATGGGTATGAACCTAAGTTTAGAACTCGTGACTTCAAACAATTATTCATTGATGATGAAGAATTTAGAAAGGCATTTGTTAAAGCGGCTAATACTGAATTGGAAAAATTGCTTACTCCAATCCCTACTGGCGGTCAAGCTACGAATGCATCTATTACAAAAGATCTAATTGCTACATTCAAAGCATTGGAAGATTAATTAATACAGTGATTATATATTATAGATCAGATATAACGGAAGAGTTGTTAAAACTCTTCCGTATTAATTTTTGTAAGTGTTTAAGAAAGGAAGAAAAAGATGGCTGGAAGTCTCAATCTAGAAGATAGAATAAATGAGGTTAGACAGAGATTAAGCAGTCCAGAACAGGTATTAGGGAAAGAGTTGATTCAACCATTTCCTACAAGTAGTTCCGGTAGCCGTAAAATAATGTATAGTGTCCATTCCGAACAAGCAATGGCACTGTGTAACCCAGAAGTACCATTCATTCAAACTGGATTTGAGAATGAGTACGGAAGAAGATCTACATCTTTCCAACAAGCAGAGCAAAATAAAAGAGTGTTGGATAAAGTAGAAAAATATGGAATCAATCCAGGGCATGAATATTATTTGATCGTTTATAATGAAGAAAGTAATACACTTGATCTAATCCATAAATGTGATTATAAGTATATTACAGAGTCGTTTGGTTATCAGATCAATAATTCATATCTTGATTCATTAGCTCCTGGAAGTATTATTGAAAAAGATACGGTTATTAGTAAATCAAAAGGATTTGATAAATATAATAACCGTATGGATGGTATCAATGTTTTACTAATGTATATAGCTCAGAATAAGACTACTGAAGATGCTATTGAAATTAGTGAATCTTGTGCTAAGAAATTTAGATCTCCATTAGTTAAGAAGATATCCTTCATGATAAATGAAAATGATATCTTACTAAACTTATATGGGAATGATGCAATCTATAAAGTCATTCCTGATATTGGAGAAAAGATTAATGATGGTATCTTAGCTGCAGTGCGAAGAGAAAATAAAGAAGAAGCATTATTCTCTCAAGTATATAGTAAGCTTAAAGATATCAATATGTCTGATGAAAAGATTACTAGCTCTGGTACTGTAGTTGGTATTGAAGTTAGAACTAACAATCCAGACTTAATGGAAACGTCTATCTATAATACTCAGCTTAATATGTATTATCAAGATAAGAGACGTTTCTGTGAAGAAATGATCAGCAAGGTTAATAAGTTAAAAATTCATTATCAATGTGAATTATCTTATGACCTTCAAAAGATGGTTTATACTTGTCAGCAAGTAATTGATGGAGTTAAATATGATATGGATAGCAATGTGTATTCCAACTTACAAATGGATGTATACGTTCTTGAAGAAAATGAACTCCATATTGGTGATAAGTTAACTAATCGATATGGTGGTAAAGGTGTAATCTCCAGTATTATCCCAGATGAATTAATGCCACAAACAGAAGATGGGCAATATGTAGAAATGAAATACAATCAGGCTACAGTTGTCAATCGTCTAAACCCATCTCAGTTATTTGAAATGGAAATCAATTCCGCATCAGCATCTATTATTAGAAATCTTAATAAACAGGACGTAAATGGTTCTTTAGAGAAACTAGTTAAGTTTACAAGATTCTTTAGTCCAACTCAAGCTGATGAAATGGAAAACTTTATTAGAGAAAGTAATCCATCGGTAAGAGCAGAATATCTAAATTCTATTATTGAAGATGGAAATCTTACTCTATCTATATTACCAATTCAGGAAGCAACAAATATTGACGTACTCAGAGAAGTACTTCATGAGTTCCCTGAAACTAAACATCGTAGAGTTCTAACTCCTATGCTAGATTCTACTGGTACAAAATATAGATTAGCAAAATCTTTAAGACCTGTATTGGTCGCTAAACAATATATCTGTAGATTGAAACAATATGCAGAAGAAAAGTTCTCAGCGACTAGTATGTCTTTTAGTAATAATCGTGGTGAAAATAGTCGTAATAAAAACTCTGGACTATATAAACCAGTTTATACTAATACTCCTATCCGTCAAGGTGAAATGGAAATTGGTGCCTTGACTCATATTGGTGATGATATCAATGTAATTATGCTTATGCTTTACAGTACTGCACCTATTGGTCGTAGAGCTGTAAAAGAATTACTCACTGGTAATCCTAATGATATTAATATTGTATTGACTGATGATGCAAAATCTCGTTCAGCTGAAATTGTTAATACTTATTTGAAGTCTATCGGATTACGATTAGTATTCGAGAAAGTTCCAAAGAAACTTACAAATGCATTATTATATAATATTCCTGATGAAGATTTCTACGTTCCTGCGTTTTTGAAGGAAGATGGTTACTTAGGTGAATTGAATCTAAATAACGATAAGAATTTAAAAATCACAGTTAAGAAAATCAATGGGAAATATTATCCACAATATAAAAACTTTAAAGAACCTTGCGTTCCGGCTATTATGACTGGTGCAATGTCTTCCGAACAGCCTGAAGGATTTGATGATACAGATCCATTCTGGATGATGCGGGATATAAAATACTTTAATAAATAAGGAGTTTATCATGATTCTAAGAGATCTATATACCGATCTTCTAAGAGGCAATCTTGATAATGTATTTGATCAAGAAAACGTACAAATGATAAATAGCGTAACTTCTAAGCTATTATCCAATCCAAGTTGGACTAATAAAGATATAGAAGATGCTGATCTCATTTTACGAATAAGTAATATCTTATATAATAATACTGACTTCTTAGCTTTACCTTTAGAAGATGGTATTTATGATTTATTACTTGAAGCTTATAGAAAATATAATCCTCATTTTCAAGTCGGGTCTGAAGTTGTACATTTTAAATTACAATCTTCTAAACAACCTAAGTCTAGTAAAAATGAGCCTCATTATATTGAAGCTATAGTTAGTTATCCAAAAGAAGCTAAAGAAACTATTTATGAGCAAGTATTTACTGAAACTCCTACCAATAGATTCCAAGAAGCATATGCAACTCATCATGCTACTGTATCTGATAGAGGACGAGATACTGCTCATAAATATCCTAAATTAGTCGGAACCTTAGATAAGTGTAAATTCGTTACAGACAAAGATGCACAAGATGCTATGGTTTATAAAGATCCTAAAGTAAGAATCTTTGAAAGAGATTTCTTAGCTAAACATCTTATGATGGGTCTTATTGGATATAATCAGCCAATCGAAATGGTTGCCGAAATTAAATATGATGGTTTATCAGTTGAAGCTGAAGTTAACAATCAGATCATCAGTGCACGAACACGTGGTGATCTTGATGCAGATTTAGCAACAGACTTGACTGATATCTTAGCTGGATACAGATTCCCAAATAATATATCTAATGATGAAATTATTGGGATGAAATTCGAAGCTATTATAACTAAAGAAGATTTGATTAAGTTTGAAAATGCCACTGGTAAAGAATATAAGAATATGAGAACTGCAATAGCTGGAATTATTGGTTCTGCTAATGCTAGAGATTATATTAACTTTATTACTTTAGTGCCATTGGCTACCTCATTAGAATTTAATAATCGAATCGAAGAATTAGAATTTATGAATAGATATTTTGCAACTAAAGAGCCTAACCGTTATCAATATATGGTTGGGGATTTTGCAAACCTTCTATTCCAAGTTAAGAAGTTCACTGATGAAGCTGCATGGTATCGCGACTATATGCCTTTTGCATATGATGGTATTGTAGTATCTTATATGGATAAAAATATCATAAATGCTTTGGGTAGGGAAAACCATGTGAATAAATACAGTGTGGCTATTAAGTTCAATGCTATGGTTAGAACTACAAGATTCAGAGGATATCAATATACTATTGGCAAGAATGGTGTAATTACCCCGATGATCATGTTTGACCCAGTTGAATTCAATGGCACAATTCATAACTTAGCATCAGGTCATTCTTATGAACGATTCAAAGCATTAGCATTGAAGTATGGAGATCTAATCGATGTCACATATGTAAATGATGTAATGCCTTATGTATCAAATCATAGATGTCCAGAAAATGATGCAAATCCTAATAAATTGGAAATATTCATCGATATTTGTCCATCATGTGGAAGTACACTTGAGGAATCTATTAGTGGCAAATCTGTAGTTTGCCCTAACCCAGATTGCCCTGGACGTGGGCTCGCAAGAATGGAAGATATGCTTCAGAAAATAAATTTCAGAGATTTCTCTGGAGCTACAATACGTGAATTAAATATAACATCATTCACTCAATTGATTAATATAACTAAAGATCAATTGTCTTCTCTTGGAGAAGTAAACTCTGCAAAATTCATGGATAGAATTAATGAGCTTAAGACAAATAAGATTTATGATTATAATATCATTGGAGCTCTTGGTTTCTCTGATATAGCAATCAAATCTTGGAAGCTCATCTTACATGAACTAAGACTTGAAGAAATAATGAATCTAGATCCAGCTACATTGGAGTTCAAATTATTGAAGATCAAAGGTATTGGTAAAGTTGCTACTGAGACTATAATCAATGAGCGACATTTATTCATGCAAGATCTTGTTACAATATCTGAAATGCCAAATGTAGTTAGAACTTGTGGTCTAGTAGATAACCGAAAGAAGATAGTCATCACTGGATTCAGAGATGATACCTTATCTGATTTGGTTTCACCATTAGGATACTTTGTCACTGATAGTGGAGTAACTAGAGATACATCAATCTTATTAATTCCTCAACCTGGGTTTGCTAGTAGTAAAGTCGATAAGGCCATGAAATATGGCGTTCAGATCGAAACTATAGTAGATTTTAGGAAGCGATTAGGGTTGTAAAAAGTTACAAAACAAAATACAAGGTATTAATATATTATAGGTATGGAGACATATAGAATTGATCATCTATGTGTCTTTATATATACATTTCTTTTATTTCTTTGCAAAGGAGATTTTTATTATGAAGAAAGATGTTAAGGAAACAAGTATCATTTCTACAGTGGTTGATCGTTTGAAATCCGAAGAGATGATTCTATTCCATTCCAACCAATTTATGCAAGCTGGGAAATGCATCCTATTTGGTGCAGTTAAATTCTTGGCTAACACTAAGTTCGAAAACGAAGTGGCTTTACGTATCAATGATAAGAATGGCGTATTTATCATTGCTGTAGTATTGGAAAAAGTAAAAGATGATGAAGGTAAAGATAGCTTTGAAGCTCGTTTTGAAACAAACGAAGAAGGCATCAAAGATATTGCTACTGTATATGATTTAACTGATGAAGAAGTTCAACGCTTCANCCTATTCCATTCCAACCAATTTATGCAAGCTGGGAAATGCATCCTATTTGGTGCAGTTAAATTCTTAGCTAACACTAAGTTCGAAAACGAAGTGGCTTTACGCATCAATGATAAGAATGGCGTATTTATCATTGCTGTAGTATTGGAAAAAGTAAAAGACGATGAAGGTAAAGATAGCTTTGAAGCTCGTTTTGAAACAAACGAAGAAGGCATCAAAGATATCGCTACTGTATATGATTTGACTGATGAAGAAGTTCAACGCTTCATTAATCGTTTCATGTATTCTATCAGCAATAACAAATTCGTTACTAATGATTTCGTATACAAAGTATCCCGTGTGATGTTTAGTGCAATCATTAACTTCTTATTAAACCTTGGTAAAAATGAAGTTGACGAAGATGGTTATGAAGTAGCATTCGATGAATATCTAACTGCTACTGCAACTGATGAAGATGGCAAACATGCTATTGCTTTAGAACCTTCTACAGATTTGAAGAAATTCATCAAAGACGATAGCCTAATCGACGTAGAATAAGAAATATAAAATGGTGGTTAGATTCAACATCTAACCACCTTATATTTTTCTTTTTAGTATATGGAGATATTAAAATGAAAAAGGCTATTATTAATGGTGAGTTGTATACAATCTACGACTTCGAGGAAGGTATTAGACATCATGAAGAACCTAATATCGCAGTTGAAGAAGATGGTATTATATATCCAATCATAAGCAAAACAAATGCGTATGGTCAAACTGGGGTATTTGTTGATGGGTGTATGGCTACATTTATCAATGCTTCAGATAAACCAGAAAATTATAAAGTTGATAATTTAAAAGTTATTGACTTTAGCAATACAAAAAGCATGAAAGAGCAAATCGAAAAGAATGCCGAACTACGTGAAATGGAAGAGACAGTATTGGTTAGCCCTGATAATATTTTCAATGCTAAACCAAAACCTACAGATCTTCCAGAAATGATTGCTCTTAAACAAGCTGTAAATCAAAAGCATATTGATATCAACAAGTACGCATATCGTTTTGGTGATAACTTTAATAATGATAGACGATTGTTTGAGAAACCAACAATCACTTTATCTAAATTGAAGACTATTGCTGAAGCATTAGATATGTCTTGTTATATCATTATTGAAGATAAAGATAAAGATGTGCCTAATCCGATCGGTAGTCAAGTTAAAGTTCGGATTACTAACATCGAGGAGGGAGAAGCAGATGATTAATCAGGCTAAGTTCATTGCTGATTACAATGAGCGTAATAGACCTAAGTTTAATGATAAATTCTTCCAAAAGTCAGATGATGATATCATCGAGGATTTGAAAGATGTAATTCTATCTTGTCAACGTGATAAATTTTACACGATTAGAGTAGAAAAATTCGAAGTCATCGATGATTATGCAGAAATCCAAAGATTATTGACAGGAGAAGAAACTCCTACAATATCTATTAAGGATTCTGATCTAAAAATTCTTAAAGTAACCTATTATACTGCAATCGGTAGTCAAGAAGATACATTTGATGTATTGATTGCAGTACCACGTGTTATCGATGGTGCGTATATTCATCTAAATGGTAATGATTATTTCCCATTATTCCAATTAGTTGATGGTAGTACTTATAATAATACATCTTCAACATCAGCTAAGACTCAATCTATTACATTGAAGACCAACTCTAATGCAGTTAAGATGCTTCGTAACTTCTTTGAGTTTAAATTATCTGATGGTGAAACCTTTAAGAAGTTAGCATCATTTAGTGTTTATCTATTTGATCATAAGGTAACTTTATTTGAATATTATCTAGCTAGATTCGGGTGGTATAAAACCATTTCTGAATTCAAGTTTGATCATGTGATTAAAGTTACTGAAGAAGATCCTCAAGATGATGAATATGATACATTTGTAGTTCAAAACAGTCATATGAAAACTCCTATCTACATTTCTGCAGTTAGAAGTGTTTTAGATGCCGATAGAATTCTACAATCTTTTGTAGCGGCATTCATCATCTCTATCAATAAATATGCAACCAAGAAGTTTACATTAGATAATATCTACAATACAGATTTCTGGATTTGTAAACTTGGGTTTAACTTTGTAAGTTCTGAAACTTCAGTATTTACTAAAGGTAATGCAATTATTGAATCTTTAGAAAACTCATATGATATTCCAACTCAAAAACGCTTAAGATTACCAGATGAAATTAAGTCTAATATTTATAGTGTATTGAAATGGATGGCTAGTGAGTTCTCTTATATTCGTCTAAAGGATAATTTAGATGCATCATCTAAACGTATTCGTTGGTCTGAATATATTGCAGCGATGTATATTATGATTATCAATCTTAAACTACGTCGCTTACCAGAAAAACCAGATCCTAATGTAGAAGTGCTTCGTATTAAACAGCAATTGAATACGCCGCCAATGGCATTGATTGCTGAATTGCAGAAGTCTAATCTAAAAGGATTTAGAAATATGGTTAATGACCGTGACTCTTTCTTACAATTGAAATACACCATCAAAGGCCCATCTGGTCCAGGTGAAGGTAATGGTAAGAAAGTAGCTCAAAATATTCGTGCAGTAGATATCTCCCAATTAGGTATCATTGATGTTAATACATCATCTGCATCTGATCCTGGTGTTGGTGGTATGCTTTGTCCACTAAACGATAAAGTATTTGAATATAATTCATTTACCAATGACCCAGAACCAAATACTTGGGATGCTAATTTTGATGAATTGCTAAAGATTTATAGGGATCAAAAAGGTTATACTTCCGCAATAGCTCTCGCTGAAGATGCTGGTTTAGAATTAACTGATGATCGTAATCCTGAATCTGTAGCATTTGATACAGAATATCTCGGTAATCTTATTGGAAAGATTGCTCCAACAAAAGCATTCGAAACTCAACTAAGACCTGCATTCATTAATATGGAAGATAGTGGGTCTATTATCTTTGAAGACTAGAGGAATAAGAATATGCCACAAGACATTTATTATAGATATTTTGTGTTCTCTAGAACACAAATGGAAACAATCAGAATTCGTGAAGAAAAGCTTGGCCGTCGTGCTAAGTTTGGTAAAGTTATTGTCGATGGCGTTCCAAAAGAATACACTGATATTCTTTTGGATATGTCTGCGGCTAAGTATCCTGATTCTATTAAAGTAGCTGAAGGTGATATTAGACGCATTGTCTATACTAAATAGGAGGTATATTTTATGAATCCAGTTGGACAAGCAAGTTGTGATCTTCATAATATTGGCCATTATTTTGCTAAATTAATCGGTAAAGAAACTCTTTACTGGGATAAGCTTAATACTATTGAGCCAGATTATAATATTTTGACTGATCATGTAGATGAGTATTTTATTAAAAAGGATTTTGAAAAAGATTCTGAAAATAGATACTCTAATATTGAAATGCAAGCATTTGGTCGTAAATTCAGCGTACGTGGAAAAAATATTATTCTTGTTTTCAATAAATATATTCCAGATAGTGCTGTTGGTGATAATCCATTCAGTGTAGTTATCAATCAGGAAACTGATTCTATCAATACTCTATTGATTCATTTCAATCGTTTAAAACTCATGGTAGGAGATAGAGATTATGCGGCTTTATACTCCTTCTTTAATGCATTATTTACATACATCTATGATAAAGAGTCTCCAATTGTAACTCTTCATACAATGTATACATATATTGACTTCGTATTTAATAACTTATATATGGAAGATGTAACTGGATATATTAAATTTCATACATCTAAAGCAACTGAAGTTATTATGAATGAATGTGAAAAACTTAAAATCAATGATTCTCAAGGGTTCTTGCAAGAAGTATTAAATCAATTAGAAGATGAAGAATATAAAAATCTTTTCTATTCTCCTAAGAATACTGCAAGAATTACTGAAGCATCTAACGAGCCTAAGTTTAACTTAAAACGCCTATTGAATACCATTGATAAAGTATTCTATGAGCAAAATGTTAATACTGTTGAAGTTCGTGATGCATTCATCTCTTTAGCTAAATCTAGAGATTTAAATGATGTTGTAAAAGTTGCTCAAGTTTATTCTTCTGAAGTTGAATTGTATAATGAAATTCCAGAGACTATCCAAAAAGAAGTTATGGATATCATTGTAAAACGCATTGAAGATTTGATTGAATCTAAAGGTGTTGAAGATATTAACCCTGAAACAGAAGATGAAAAGAAAACGCGTCTTGAAAATGATATTGAAGCTCGAGTACGTAAAGCTTTAGATCAAATGAATAATAAATAATAATTATGGACTTGGGTCAAATACCCAAGTCCTTTTTATTTTTTTGAGGATAATTAATATGAAAGAGGCAATTGTAAGTGCTAGTACATGCCTTAAATGTGGATCAAAGAATATGGATTTAGTAACCATTAATGGTTCTATTGTAAAGTATTCTTCATATCTAAGCATGTTAAGCAAAGATGAAGTAAAAGATAAACTAAGCAATTACCAGCTATATAAATTCAAGTGTAGAGAGTGTGGGCATACATCTTCTATTGACTGGAGATTTGGACTACCATGTCCAACTGAAGAAAAGGCTGATTTTTAGTTAAAACAAAGCAATAATATAAAGAAAGGAGAAACCCTTATGATTACAAAAAATAAAATTTTATACATCATAGGTGCTATAATTTATATTAGTTGCTTTGCCTACATTATATCCGATATGCTTCAAACTATCGAAGGTAGAATCTTATTGTTTATTTATTCAACATCAGTCATTCTGACTGCTTTAATTCTATTTCTAGGTTATAAGATATTCAAAGCCCTACTAGTAATTATAGAAAAGTATAGCAAGGAATGATATCATGTCCAATTTAGCATTTACCATACTACTTTTATCAGGTTTGCTATGTATTATTGCAAATATCGGCTTTATATCTTCAATATCGATGATGTTATTAACAGTAATGTATATCATAACTCGTCCACGGAGGTAATATGTCAGTATTTAGTTTTATTAAGATAGTTGGGACCTTATACATGCTTCTCTCTATTTTGCTTACTATCTGTGTAGCTATCATACTTCCAGATGGATTAACTTTAGTGTCTCCTATTTGGATTACACTACTTGTATCTATCGCCGGTACTGCATTCTTAGTATATTCTAAAAAGAGAAAACAGTCTAAGGTTACAGGTAATAAATAATGAAATTAGACTTTATCACTCTAGTAATACTATTGACCATGGCAATTACTTTTTATAAGAATCTAACCACTCCAGGTGATATTCCTATAGAAGTTATAACTGCATTCATATTTTTAGCAATAGTAGTGCTAGCATATTATAACTCTAAGTAATAAAAAAGTATCTCATATTACACATACAAATAATTTAATATTAAAAGGAAGTATAAAAATGACTTTAGAAGTAGGACTCTTATGTGGGTTCTTATTAACTATTATAATTGGAATAATTTTATTTATAGATTATGTAAAGTTATCTCCAAGATATACAATAACAAGTAAACGTGAGGGAAAAGATTTACCTCTATTTTATAATGTAGAAATTAATGGTGATTTTTCAATACCAGTTTCTAAATTAGATTATGATATGGTTTCAGTTGGTGATAAAATTGTAATAAGCAGTTTTATGGGAATCGGCGATAACTGTAGAGTTTACAAAATCGAAAAGGTATAATATGAGACTTATTTACATAAGACTTGAGAACTACATAGGAATCTATAATGGTCGTGGAGACAATATCTTAGAGGTAGACTTATCACAGTCTACCTCTAATATTATTATAATACGCGGCTCTAATGGTTCCGGTAAATCAACTTTATTGAAAGCTTTATCTCCACTCCAAGATGATAATACTGCAATTATTCCTGGATTGGAAGGTAAGAAATCTTTAAGATATTTATATAATGGTGAAGTTTATGAAATCGTTTATATCCATCCAGTTAAATCTGATGGATCTAGAGGTCAGGTAAAACTTCAAATCTATAAAGGAAATAAGAGAGAAGAATTAAATCCAACTTGGAATGTAACTTCAGGTAAGGATATAATCTTTGATCTATTCAATTTAGATGCTAACTTCTTGACTCTATCTCAATTATCTTCTGAAGATAGAGGGTTAGCGGATAAGAAACCAGCAGAACGTAAGAAGTTTGTTAATAGTATTATCAATGGTATCGAAGTATATAACAACATGTATAAAGTCGTTACTAAGAAATACTCAAACTTCAAAAGTATGATAAATACAATCTCTTCTAAGATTGCTCAAATTGGTAATATAGAAGAATTGAATGTTAGATTTAATAATATCACTAGACAAGTAGAATTAGTTTCTGCCGAAAGAGATCAAGCAATATTAGAGACTGCAAAATTAGATTCTCAAATAGAACTTTTGTCTAAAGATAATAACTTAGAAACTTATTATAATGCAGAGAAAAGTTTAAGAGAACTCAAAGCTACAGTTGATAAAGATATTAATACTATAATTGATATCTGTAAAGGTGAAATTCCATACACTACTGATACAACTGAAATATATGAATTAATTAATAGAAATTTAGAGAAATCTAATAATGAAATTAAACAAGTTATTTCAGATGAAGCTAAAGCTAGTACTAAGCTTGATTCTCTTACAAATGAAAAGACTAAAGTTTATGAAGAACTTCAAGTTAAGATTACAAAACGAGATTCTATTTTAGATAATAGCTTCTCCGAATCTGATTTGAATCTTTATAATGAATCTAAAGCTAAGATTTCTGAAATTGATAAAGAAATCAAATCTTTGAATTTAAATATAAAGAATACATCAGAAGCTGAAAGTCTTATAAATGCCGTAGAGATGATAGTACCAGTTATAGATACATTATATAATGGTTTAGATTCTACTACAAGAAAAGATAAATCTAACTTTGTAAGATCTACTTTAGATAATAATAGAAATTATGTAAATCAGTTACCAATCATTTCTGAAGAGCATAGAAAGCTATCTAGAGAATTATTAGATTTAGAATCAGAATTACGTGCTTATGAAATTCTTTTTGATAAAGCTAAAGGATTAGCTCTTAGACCTAAAGAATGTAAGATTGATTCTTGTGCTTATGTAAAAGAAGCAATTGATGCATCATCTAAAAATCCAGAGTCTAGAATTGATTCAATCAATAAAGAAATATCTGAGATTAATAAGATGATAAAAGAATTAGAATCTAAGTCAGAATTCTATACTGAAGTATATGACTTCTGGAATAGATTTAATAATCTTCATGGAATGATTATGTCTTTTAGAAAACTATTAGACAAGACTCCAATTAGTTATATTCTTGACCCATATAATCTTCTAGAAAGTCTAGATAATATGGAGAAAGTAAATACTGAATTTAATAGAATTCGTGGTATTTATAATATAATGATTACTAAAGATAAATATGAAGATATATTAGAATCATTAAAAGAGCCGGCTATTAAATATGAAGCCAATAAATCTCTAATAGAAGAATTGGATTCTAATATTTCAGATTTAAGAGAATCGTTATCTAAAATTGATAATGATATTCTTGATAAATCTGAAAAAGTTCAATCTCTTAAATATAAGCGTGAAGTTCTTGACTATAAGATAGAAGCTTATACTAATAGCTATGATATTATTAATAAAGTACTTAGTGACTTAGATGATATCAAAGAATTAGAAAACAAAATGAGCTCTTTATCTGATATAGCTAAGCAAGTATCTAGCTTACAAGTTGATTTAGATTCTGCTAAAGAAAAATCTAATAGATTAAATGAGCAATTGAATATGATTCTCCAAGATAGAGATTCTATAGCGTCAAATAAAACACTATTAGAAGACTATCAAAGAGACTTAGACTTATATAATAAAAATTTCTCAATTCTCGAAGCAGTACGTTACTATTTGTCCCCAACTACGGGCATTCAGACGGTGTTTATGAGAACGTATATGGGAAATATTATTTTAAAGGCTAATGAATTATTAAGCTTAATATTCAATGGTCAATTCATTATTCAGCCATTTGTTATTAATGAAGCTGAATTTAGAATTCCATGTTTGGGTAATGGATTATTGAATGATGATATTTCATCTATGAGTACAAGTCAGATTTGTATGATTAGTATGATTCTATCATTTGCAATTCTTTCCAATTCATCTACCGATTATAATATTCTTAAGTTAGACGAAATTGATGGCGGTCTTGATACAGAGAACCGTATCCAATTTATAGGATTACTTAAACAGTTAATTGCTATGGTTGGTTGCGAGCAATGTTTCTTGATTAGTCATAATATGGAATATGATGCAGATACAAGTGTAATTGATATGACTGCAAGACCTGTAATGGTTAGATAATGAGAAGGAGGTTCATCCTCCTTCTTCTATTATTTTTTTTTGTAATCTTAAAGAATTATATATATATATTATAAAGGTGAAATATGATTCTTAATATTTCTATTTTATATTTTAATTTTTATTTCTAGGAGGTGCTCATTATGAGTAAAGTATTTTTTATTGTAGGATTTGTAATTGGTTTTGAGTTATTCTTAGCTATCACTGCTGAGAATATTATTTTAGCTATTCCTAGCATCGTACTAGTGTTAGCTTCAGTAGCAGTTTTGCTTTATGTCTATGGATTAGATTTTAAAGCAATTGTTAATGTTTTTAGAGGAGCTAAGAGATAGTATGAATCTTGGTGTTTTATTGGGACTGCTAGTATTCATGCTAGCATCAAAAGATTTTATTGCAACCTATGCTACAACCACAGAGTTAATCTTATATATTATAGGGCTGATGTTAATGGGTTGCTCATGGTTAATCGATTTTCTTTTAGGGATTGATAGTAATTCTAAAAGGAGAAACAATGCTAGAAAATAGAGTGAATGCTGTAGAGGGAATATTAAAAGGCATACCAGATGATACAACAGTCAATCTCATTGTATTATATTCTGGTGGCTTTGATTCTACCGCACTATTAGATATAGCTATCAGAACTAAAGCAAAATTAGAAAATATAAAGAATGTATATGCATTACATATTGAAAGTAATTTAATCCATGAAGGGAAATTAGAACTAGAAAAGGAATATACTGAAAGATTTATATCTCATATTAATGAAGATAATAATGCAGATGTAAAATTTCTCAAAGTAGTTCGAGATATCCCTGAATTAGATGAATATGCCGAATATGCAGAGAATTCTTATGATCTGCTGATGGTAAATACTATAAATTCCGTAGTTCCATTTATTGGCGGAGCTCATTTAAATATAGTATTAGATGGAACTCTAGATAGAGATTCTAGAGTTTATCATTTACCATTCTATAAAGATATGGTAGAATCATTCAATAAAAACTTCAGAAAGAATGAAGTATGGATGGAATTCCCTTTTCTAAAAATAGATAAGCTAAGAATATTATCATATATTATCCGCAAAGGATTATATGAATTCTGTACATGCTGTGAACAACCAGATCTTAAAGAACAATTCTGTTATAGCTGTAGAGACCACACAAATGCTCTGATAGAACTCCTATTAGAGAATGAGGTATATGGAGGTACAAGTCCTTCGGCGGAGCTTGATGAAAAAGGTATTAAATTTGTTAAGAGTGAATTAACAAGAATTCTTGGAGGTGATTGGAATTAAACCGAAAATTGAAGTGATATCTAGCTTAATTTTATTATTTGCTAGTATCGTAGTAATAACCGCAACATTTGGGTTCCTAATCCGATTTGTTTTCGGGATGGAACTATTTACAAAATTTGAAGAAGCTATGGTATTTCTTTATGTGATCAATGGTGGTCTATTAGTATTTATGATAACTATAGGTTACATGATTTATAAATATCATAAAGAATAAAGAGGGATATTAAAATGGTTGATAAATTAATAAAGTTATTAATATATATGGTAATCCCATGGATTATCATGGTTCCAATTTATTTATTAGATGGTATATCTGGTACTAGATTAACACCAGTAATGCAACTTTTCTGCGTTTTGGTAGATTGCGGAATTGTTGCATTTTATGTAATTTGGTTAATTATTAAGAAGATTGGAGAAGCAGAATGAAGTTAACTGACTATGATTTAAAATATGGTAAATTATTAGAATATATCCTTGCTGCTGGCGAAACAACCCCAAACCGGACAGGTATTGATGCTATATCGACACCTCAAGTGGCGTTTAATATTAATTTAGAAAACTTGGATATGCCAATCCTTGGATCAAAATTTGTACCGTTTAAAACAGCGGTAAAGGAAATTTTATGGATTTGGCAAAAGCAATCTAATGATGTACGTGAACTCCAAAAAATGGGCGTTCATGTATGGGATGAATGGATGCGGGAAGATGGCACTATCGGTAAAGCATACGGGTATCAGCTAAAGAAATTTGATCAAGTAAATAAACTAATCAAAACTTTAAAAGAAGATCCTCATAATCGTAGAATGGTAGTAACTCTCTGGAATAATGCAGATCTAGATGATATGGCACTTCAACCATGTGCATTTGAAACTATCTGGAATGTACATCGCGGTAAATTAAATTGTACTCTAATTCAGCGTTCTGGTGATGTTGGATTAGGCGTCCCATTTAACACATTGCAATATTCAGTGTTAGTATGTATGATCGCACAATGCGTTGGGTTGGTCCCTGGTAAATTAGTTCATTTCATCAACGATGCTCATATTTATGTAAATCATAAAGACGTTTTAAAGAATCAACTTAAGACAATTTATGCATATGATGTAGTTAAGAAAGAAGAAAGACAATATCCTAAATTAAGGTTAAATCCTGAAATCAAAGACTTCTATGATTTCACAATTGACGATATTGTTTTAGAAGACTACGAGCCAGGTCCTAAACGACCTATGGAAGTTGCAGTCTAATATTTTATTTTAATTTTATATTTCTAGTAGGAGAATAGTTATGATTTCAATGATCGTATGTTACGACGCACGCCGTCATATCGGCAAAGATAATGAGTTACTAGTGAAGATTCCAGCAGATCTAAAGCGTTTTAAACAACGTACTTTAGGTTGCAATATTATAATGGGCAGGAAGACTTTTGAGAGTCTTCCTGGATTATTGCCACATAGAATGCACTGGGTTATTACTAGGGATAAAGACTACGTTCCTAAATATCCAGGGCCAAATGTTAAAATATTTCATTCTAAGCAAGAAGTCTTAGATGAAATTAAACGATTAAATTTGGCAAACGTATACGTAATCGGCGGTGGTCAAATTTATGAAGAATTTATGGATGTGTGTGACTGTATTCATGCAACGGTAGTTCATAAAATTCTAAAAGAGGGAAATGTATTTTTCCCAAAAATTAAATCTAGCGAATGGTCACAAAGCCAGGATGGTAAGACATGGACTTGGAAAGATGAAAATGGTGATATGCTAGAATACACATATCAGAATTTTTATCGAAAGAAAGATAATAAATTAAAAATGGAGTCTAAATTTAACAAAGCGTTATAAGGAGTAATATATGGAAAAAGAACAACAAAGTGTAAAAATGTTAGATACAAAAGCTAAAATCGAAAAGTATTTTGGTCGTTTAGATGAAGCATCTGATGATCGAATCATTCAGTGGTTATGTGATGAATATGGTCTAACTGAAGAGGAAGTAAAAAATACGCATGTATATATCCTTAAAACAGATATTATATTTAAATTTATCGCGGATTGCAAGCTAACAAAACGCGATTACCATTTTAATGCGTTCCCTATTAGTAATAGAGCTAATGCTATTGCTAACCGTATCTCTGAATATAAAAATAATCCAAAACCTAAGAACGATCAGTTGCCTTTCTAATAATAATCTTGCCTATATATTATAATCGTGATATATAGTTTATATATAGGAGGATTTATTATGAATAGGAGGACTTTATTTCTATTACTAATTTTCACTTTTTCAATATTAGTGGCTCAAGCATCCACTGATAGAATTTGGTTCAGCTCAATGACTCGAGATCAAAAAGATCAAACAATCAGATATTTACAAGATTCAAATAAGGACTTATCTGATAGAGTTAATCTTTTAGAAAAACAAGTAAAAGAGTTAAATGAGCAAGTTTCTAATTTACAAAAATAGTATTATTTAATTTTAAGGAGAATTAAAATGAAAACTAACAAAACTTTAATCTTAACAGCAGCAGTACTTTCTACAGTTTCTATGGGTGCATATGCATCTAATGTTATTACAGGTGCAGATGCCGCAGCTTTTGGTAAAAATAATGTAGTTGCCGGCTCCAGTGCATTTGCTGGTGGTTATAGCAATACTGTAAATAGTCAAAACAGTATTGTTGCAGGAACTTTAAATGAAGTAAACAAAAATACAGCGGGTAATGGATCCGCATTGGTTATCGGCGATAACAATACTGTTGCAGCATCCAGTGTATTAGCTGGTGGTTATGCTAATAAAATTACAGGTAATAACTCTGTAGTTAATGGTATTAAAAATACAGTATCTTCTGATAACTCCGTTATTACAGGTCAAAATAATAATGTAACTGGGCTAGCAAATGATGTTAGTGGTAATACTAACGTTGTAGATGGCTCGTATAACGCAGTAAGTGGTTATAAAAATACAGCTAATGGTTCTAGTAATTTAGTAGGCGGGTATCTTAACACAGCAACTGCTAATAATACATTGGCCGTTGGTATGAATAATAAAGCTACTGCAAACGAAGCATTTGTTGGTGGTCAATTATCTAAAGCTAGTGGTGAAGGCTCTATCGCTTATGGTTATGCAAATGAAGCCACTAAATTAAATTCTGTTGCTCTTGGCAATCAAACAAAAGCGTCTGCAGATTTTGCGACAGCTACAGGATACTTAACTGAAGCTAAAGGCGGTTGGAGCTTTGCTGCTGGCAACCAATCTAAAGCTATCGGAAATGGCTCCGTGGCATTCGGTAACAAAAATAAAGCTATCGGATTGCATAGCTTCACTGCAGGAGACAACAACGTTGTCTACGGAGGTAATGCTACAGCATTAGGTAACTACAATACTGTAGCAGGAGTAAGTTCTTTCGCTACTGGTCAAAACAATACAGTCAGCAAAGACTTCGGCACCGCTATTGGTACAAATAATGCTTCTAATGGTGAAGCATCTTTTGTAGGAGGAAATGGCTCCACAGCTCAAGGCGATAACGCTTTCGCATTTGGTTATAAAACACAAGCCATTGGTGATGGTAATATTGCTATGGGTAAATATGCTAATGCGACCGGTAAAGATTCCTTAGCACTTGGTCGTGATTCTGTAGCGAGTGCAGATAACACAAATGCATTAGGTCAAAATGCAGTAGCAAGTGGTGAAAATGCTACAGCAATTGGTCATGGATCTGAATCTGCTGGCCGTAACTCCAATGCATTTGGCTCTTCTGCTAATGCATCTGCTGACTTCTCTACAGCAGTAGGTAATAGTGCTAAAGCTAAAGGCGTATCTAGCACTGCTACAGGCTTTAATGCATTAGCTAATGGTAACTTCTCTACTGCATATGGTAATGATGCTCAAGCAAAAGGTAATCGTTCTGTAGCAGTTGGTTATAATGCACGTGCAGAAGAAAGTGCAGTAGCTATTGGTAATAACTCCAATGCGGGTGCAGTTAATGCAGTTGCAGTTGGTGCCGGCAATGTAGTTACTGGTATTAAATCTAGTGCGTTTGGTGTAGGTAATACAGTGGCCCAAGCCAATACACATGTATTAGGAAATGAAATCGCTACAACTCAAGCCAATAGTGTTGTAGTTGGTAATAAATCCACTGATCGTGCAGCTACAGCTGAAGAAGAAGCCGAAATCAATGGTTTGAAGTATGGCAACTTCTCTGGTAAAGGTTCTGTAGCTAATGGTGTTATGAGCATTGGTTCTGTTGGTGGTGAACGTCAATTAATCAATGTAGCAGCTGGTAAAGTATCTGCAGATTCCACTGATGCAGTTAATGGTAGCCAATTATATGCTGTGGCTCAAAATGTATCTAATGTAGCTAATAGTACTAAGAATGTAATTGGCGGTAATGCAACAGTAGATCAAAATGGCAATATCACTACTAACAATATTGGTGGTACTGGTGAATCTACTATCGATGCGGCTATTAAGAAAGTTAATGTTAAGGCAACTGGTCTTGAAGCTGGTAGCAATAATGTAACAGTTACTAGCAAAACAAACGCTACTGGTGATAAAACTTACACAGTAGACGTTAATAAAGATCTTAAATTGAACAGCGTAACAACTGGCGATACTAAGATTGATAATAAAGGTCTTTCTGTAGCTGGTAAAACTTATGTATCTAAAGATGGTATTAATGCAAACGATCAAAAAGTTACTAATGTAGCTGATGGTAAAATTGCAGCTGGTTCTAAAGATGCAGTTAATGGTAGCCAATTACATAAAGTAAATCAAAATATCAAAGCATTAGCTGGTGGTATTGGTGAACTTGGTGGTATTGTTAACGAGCATGATACTTTGATTCAAAACAATACAACTTTAGCTAACAATGCTATAGCTGAAGCTAAGAAACATACTAGCGTTACTGCAGGTAATAATGTAACTGTAACTACAAGCACAAATGCAGCTGGTGGTACTGATTATAAAGTATCTGTAGATAAAGTTAAATTTGGTAATGTTTCCTTAGATGACAAAGGCCTAAACAATGGTGGTAATAAAATCACTAATGTAGCTGATGGTACAATTGCAGCTGGTTCTAAAGATGCAGTTAATGGTGGTCAACTTAATACAGTGGTTAATAATATTAACAACCGTTATGATGGTTTGACTAACCGTGTAGCTAAATTAGATGAACGTGTTAATAAAGTTGGTGCAAGTGCAGCAGCTTTAGCAGCATTACATCCACAAGACTTCAATCCAGATGATAAATGGACTGTAGCAGCTGGTTATGGTAACTATAAAGGCGAAAATGCAGCAGCTCTTGGTGCATTCTATCGTCCTAATGAAAATACCATGTTCTCCGTTGGTGCTACAATTGGTTCTGAAAATATGGTAAACGCTGGTGTATCCATTAAATTTGGTCATTCTGATAAATTGGTTTCCAATAGTCGTGTAGCAATGGCTCGTGAAATGCAAGACATGAAAGCAACTATTGAAGCTCAAAATAAGAAGATCGAAATGTTAGTGAATATGCTTCTTGGTAACAATGACAAAGTGAAAGATACTGTGTTCCCAGACGTTCCAGAAAATCATTGGGCTTATACTTTAGTTAATGATTTAGCACAACGTGGTTATATTGATGGTTACGAAGATGGTCAATTCAAGGGTGATCGTTTAATGACACGCTATGAATTTGCAGCTATGTTAGATCGTGCGGTTCAAAATGGTGCAGCTATTAATCAAGAAATGGCTGATGCTATTCGCGAATTCAAACCAGAATTGGATCAAATTAAAGCAGGTATGCGTTTCCATGTAGATCGTATCAGCGGTGAAGATACTGATTTACATAAAGTTGAACGTGTACGTGTAAATACTGAATCCAATCGTGATCAATATGGTACAGTTGTTACTAAATAATTAGGGTGATAGATATGAATCCTATTATCCCTAATGATGTATTATACTTATATATCATAACAGATAAACTAATTGGATTAGCTTGGCTGCTTATGATTTTAAGTATGGCGATATTTTTATTCCACATGATAATCTATATGGATTATGGAAATAATTCTGTTAGACAAGATGCGTTTACGAAATATAATTATGATCATGGTAAAAAGATTAGATTGGTTTTAGTGTCAGTATTGATAATATCTATTATTTTACTAACACTAGTCCCAAATTCTGATCAACTTATGCTATTGATCTTGAATAATTATATGACTCCAGATACTTTAAATTCATTGTCTAATAACGGGAAAGATATATTAAATCAATATATCGATATAATCAAAAGTGGAATACATTAAGATTTATTGGAGAAGGGATTAAATCCCTTCTCCATATTTCTTATTTTTTATATTTGGAGGCTATTATGGTATTAGAAGATATAATAAATATATTTAAATCTAGATATGAAATAGATAGGTATGATACTGAAAATGGATTACCGTTTATTATTTTGGATAGAACTATCAAAGTTACAGTCCAAAATCATCATGTCTTAATAGAGTGGAAGAACTTAGGTATTCCATCATATATTAAGACTAAGAAAAATAAGATGCTATTTGGAATTGGAATACAAAAAGCGATTGTTATTCAATCAGGGTTCTATGATTCTGAATTATTAGAAATAGTAGAAAAATGTAATCTTAAAGCTACAGTAATATATGACAGTGTTATAAAGTCTATGTTTGGTAGTTTACTATTCTATAAACCAGATGGAACTGTGTGTAATGTATATCATACGGATAATGGATTATTTGATTTTAATCATTTATCAACTTGGGTTAAAGATTTAACTAAAGATGAAATGATTTCTTATTTAGAGTCCATAGGATTTAACCAATAAGTCCACATATTAATACGAAATACTATTGATTGTGGGGTAATTTTATGCTTACTAAAATTGATGTAAATAACTTACTAAATTCCTATGGTTATACATTACAAACGACTGGTCATTACAAAGATTGCAATATATTAACCTATATGAATTCACTTAAAGGTATTGTTAATTTTGCAGTAGATGAAAATAATAATCCTTTGGCATTCTATATGGATTCAAATATTGTATTCCATAATATCAAATCAGAAATAGATGTAATCTATGCTATGGATCTATATATGGATAAGAATGATAATTTTATGAAATTTGTTTATAAGATTATTTTCACATATTATGATTCATGTGCTAGAATATACGTCAAAGATGGTTTAGCTGAACGTACGGTAATTAGAATTGAACTTCCAGATAAGACAATTGTAGTTACAGCAAACTATACTAATATTATTATCCAAGTTAAGTCTTTAAATGATAAAGATAATCCTGGAGAACGTATTAAAGTAGTTGAAGCTGGTAACCATCAAGAAGTATTAGATTTTATTAATGAACTATATTAAGAAAAATATCCCAGAAGAGTTTGAAACTCTTCTGGGAATACTTCTTTATTTTTTTTAATATTTAGATTCAACTAGAGAGATGATTCCGTTTTCTCTTACTGCTAATGGGAAGTTCATATTAAGATTTGAATTACGAGCAACCCCAGTTTGGAAGTTTAGATTCATATCTTCTAATAAGAATGGATCAGGTAGACTAATATTTTGTACTACTTGTCCAGTCTTAACATTCATAGCTATGAATTCTCTATATTCTGTCTTAGTATCATAGACAACTACAGTTTTGATGTCTGGATTAGATTCAGCAATCATACGATTTTGTTCAGGTGTAAATTGTTCACTAGTTACGGCTGGTTGGAATATATCCATACCACCTTGAGGTTGAACCATCAATGGAATATCTCCTGTTTCTAATCTTGGTGGCATAAATCCAGCTTCAAGTTGTTGTCGAGGCGTATTGATGATATTTTCATATAAGCTCATAACAGCTGCATCATCATTACCGGTGGCATCAATCTTAAGTTCCTTAGTACGTTTAAGTTCCATATCATGACATTTAGAAATAACAGAGTTAAGTTCTTTAATGGCAGATAATTTAGTACTAGATAGGGAAGAAATAGTTGTAGAGATGTCTGTAAGGTATTGATATTTACCTCTCATCTTAGAAAGACGAATATCATTAAATTCTTGCTTAAGTTCACCTTGCAATCCTTCGATTTGCATGATCATACCTTTAAGCATACCATTAGTTTCTTCATAGGATTCTGAATATGGCGCATTTGTTACCAATTCAGATACTTCTCCTTCAGGAGAATCTATATCTCTATTTTTTTTAGGTGGACGGCCACGTCTACGTGGTTTAATTAAAGTATTTTCGTCCTCTACTGGCATAGGTTTTACGATAGACTCTGTTTTGCCAGATTTTAGTTTACCAAAGACTGATTTCATACTTAGATCAACTTTTGGTTCTTCTAAAACTGCATTACCAGAGACAATAGCTTCAGTATATTGCATAATAGACCTCCTAGATAATCATTATTAGATAGTTCTAGGTATTATAACCTATATGGCTCAAAATAGGCACAAATTAGATAAATACTAGCCTAATTACATTATATTAGGTATAACTGGGAATGTTATAAGGAGAAATATAATGAATACTCTTAATATTTTTAATCAGTTTCCACAAGATTATGACTTAACTATATTACAAACTTTCTTTGCTAAAGGTGCTAAACAGGATAATGGACGTTGGTCTACTCCTAGTATTAGTATGGTAGCAAAAGATAATAATACTGGAAAAAAATACTTATGTGAAATAGAAGATCCTGAATATATTTGGTATTTAGCCAAAGATCAGAATCTTTCTTATCATCATGACTATCTTCCTATTGAAGAAGTCGAACCTGTACAATGCACAAATAGACAATTAGAAAAATGTATAGCCGAAAAGACTAATAATCTTAGATTCTATACAAATAATATTAGTAGTGGTCAATATAGAGAGAATGCAAAGTTACATACTTTGAATCAAGTATTCTTCTCTGACCAAAATATTGAAGACCATTACAGATTCTGGTTTAATAGAATCTTTAAGAATGATATTCATTCTACAAGTAAAGCATATCTAGATATCGAAGTTGATATCTCCAATATTATTGGAGATTTCCCAGAACCAGGTGAAGCTCCAATTAATGCGGTTACATATATTTCAAATGGAGCAATTAATACTTACGTTCTAAGAGACCCTAGAAATCCATTAGTTCAAGAATTTGAAAATAATGTAGCTACAGGTCAAATAGAAAATGAATTAAGAGAACTTATTGAGTTTGCAATTGGCGGAGAAGATCGTCAGCGTAAATTCAATATTTATGGTATAAAATTTAATATAAAATTCTTTGATGAAGAAACACATTTGATTGCTTCTTTATTTAAACAAATTAACACAGAACAACCAGACTTCTTGATGGCATGGAATATGGCCTTCGATATTCCATATATCATTGAACGTATTAAGAAGTTAGGATATACTCCTGAAAGTATCATGTGCCATCCAGACTTTAAGATGAACCCTAAAGCTGAATATTTCATTGATACTAGAATGGAAAACAATTATGCTGAACGTGGAGACTATGCATATATTAGTTCCTATACAGTATATTTAGATCAAATGATTCAATTTGCATCTCGCCGTAAAGGTCAATCTGCATTTGCATCATTTAAATTGAATGATATTGGAGCTCAAATTTGTGGTGTAAAGAAATTAGATTATCATCACATTACGACAGATTTAGCTAAATTACCATTCTTAGATTTCAAGACATTCATATTCTATAATATCGTCGACGTTTTGGTCCAAGTATGTATCGAAGAATCTACAGATGATATTGGTTATATTTATAACTCAAGTGTTTTGAATAATACAAGATTCTCTAAAGTCCATAGACAAACAATCTATCTAAGAAATAAACAACAAGATTTCTATTATAACTTAGGATTGGTTGTTGGTAATAATATTAATAAAACAAAAGAAAAGCCAACTGAAAAGTTTGACGGTGCTTTTGTTGCAGATCCTAACTTGGTTAATGATTCGGCTAAATTAAAGATCAATGGTGTACCAGTTTTCTTATGTGATAACTTAGTAGACTTTGACTTTAGTTCTCTATATCCAAGTATTAACCGTGAATTTAACTTAAGCTCTCCATCTGAAATCGGTAAGATTGAGTTTGGTGATGATAAAGATGCAAGTTCTGCATTTGTAGAAGATATGGTAACTCAAGACTATTTAACTATTGGTAGTAGATGGTTTGGATTGCCAGAATTCAGCGATCTTGTAAAAGAAGTTAAAGCAATCTATTCTTCTGGTAGAATTAAACCTAGATTAGATTTCAAAGTATATAAAAATGGTATCTTAAGTGAACCTGAAGTTACAGAATATAATGAATTGATTCCTGCAATTACAGATAATGGTTTCGGATGTATTCCTGCAATTTATGGTGAACGTAATATCCCTGGGGGTAAAAATGATTAGATACTTTAATTTATCTATTGATGATATTAATAGTTTATTATCAATAAGTAAAGTTCTTAAATGTGATAGAATTATTTATGATGCAACTCAACCATATTCGATTCTAGGTGTAGGTCCAGATAATTCTTATATTCAACGTATTATTGGATTACAGGTAGAATTACCAGAATATTGTAATGGAATCATGTTTAATGTATTAGAAATGAAGAATTTAGCAAAACTAAATTCTTCTGCTTCTATTACATGTGAATCTATGGATGTAGATTATATTAGGAATGCTAATAGTAGATTTCTTTCATTAGAAATAGATTCTAATTTGATTGGAAATGTAGAAAACTATAATGAGCATCCTGATTATCAAACTCTTCAGTCAGCTCCAGCTTCTTTAGGGGCTATGTGTTTATATATAAATAATGTAGGATTCTGGATTCCTAAGACAGCTTTACCTACAACTAAATCTGATAAAGTAAATGTAAATCTTTATACAGATGGTACAACTAAAGTTATTAGAATGAATATATATAAACCTAAAAATATTATCATCCAACAATCATTTATGTATCTATAAACAGTAAAAATCGGCTATAGAGTCAGACTCTATAGCCATTTCTGTTTATTAGGTATCATAAAAACATTTAAATAATTCAAAGGAGGAACGATAATGGCTGAAGATAAAAAAGATAAGAATGCCACTAACGCTGGTAATTCCTTAATAAAAAATCTTTCTAACTTTTATAAACGTACGTTTTTTACTCCTCCAGATGCAGATAGTGAATTAGAAAATATTTCAAATAAAATCAACAACTCCATGGGTCGGATTGTTAATGATATTAACTATTCTACAGGTCTAAGTTCTCTTAGTACCCTGTATGCTAAATCATTAGAATATCAAAATGATCCTAAAGTAGCTGATGGATTTGAAGAAGTATTTAACTCTCTAACTGCAGATGGTGGTATATATAACTCTTTCTTCAACAATAGAAGTTTACGCCTATTTGATGCTGAAATCGATATGGTTTGTAAATATATGCCAATGCTTGAATATGCTATTGGTACTCTATGCGATAACGTAATCTCTTCTGACCACTTCTCTAAAGACTATATTTATATTTCTGATGAGAATGTAACAGTTGAAACTAATAAAGATGCTTTCTATGAAAATATCAAGGTATTGAAAGATAAGTATGATTTATTAGCTAAATTCCAAGATATCATCTATAATACTTCTAAGTATGGTGAACGATTCATTTATATCGTACCATATGAAAGAGCTATTAAGAAGATTCTTGATAATCCTAATAATCAGATGAGTTCTTTACGAGAATCTCTAGTATTGAACGAATCTGGAGTTATTAGCAGTAGCCCAGCTTTCAATGAAAGTGGTTCTACTTATTCTAATACTAGTATTGATTCTAAAGATAAAGAAAAAGTATCTATAGATTTTACATTCAATACAAGTAATGCATTATATGGTCCTATTATGGAACGTCATAATGCAATCTCACGATTCCAAGCAATTAAAGAAAGTTCTATGAATTTTAATGAAGCTACGACAAGTACAGTTTCATTAGTTGCTGACGAAAAGTTAGATGCAAGTGGATTCATGGATGATACCGCATCTAATGGTTTGACTACAGTTGGTGGTCATGATATCAATACTAAGGAAAACTGGGGATTGAATGGCTGTCTATTTAAAGAATTAAATAGATACAAGATTATTCCTATCAAGATTGAAGACTTAGTATTAGGATATGCATATCTTGAAAATGATAGTGTATTTGGTTTAGAAGATGACTTCCCTGTAAGTGATACAACTACACCAGTCAATGCACTTGGTATTAATAAGAATACTGATTTAATGGCAACAAAGAACTCTGCAGTATTATCTGATGCGGTAGTTAAAACAGTTGCTCATAAATTATCCACTGCTATTGATACTAAATTTATCAAGTTAAATAAAAATCTTTCTAAAGAAATTTATGCTATTCTTAAACATGATCTACAAGTTGGTAAGAATAAATATACTGTAACTTTCTTACCTCCAGATGATGTAGTTCATTGCTATTTTAAATTAGATCCAGATACATATCGTGGTATCTCTGATTTATATAAATCTTTGATTCCTGCGAAACTATATGTAGGTCTTTATATTACTAATACGATTGGCGCCATGACTCGTTCTCAAGACCGTCGTGTTTATTATGTAAAACAATCTGGTATTGATACAAATATCTCTAAGATTCTTTTAAATACAATTGACCAATTGAAACGTCAAAACTTCAATATCCGTCAATTAGAATCTATGAAAAATGTATTGAATATTCTTGGTAGATTTAATGACTTTGTAATTCCTACAGATAACTCTGGTAATGCACCAGTACAATTTGAGGTTATGCAAGGTCAAAATATTGATCCACAAACTGAACTAATGGATAGATTACAGACTATGGCAGTTGATGCTACAGATGTACCTTTCGAAATAGTTCAAGCAAGACAATCTATGGATTATGCAATCCAAGCTACCATGTCTAATAGTAGATTCTTGAAGAAGATCTATAATAGACAAACTATTGCAAATAGATTCCTATCTAAGATTATGACATTATTATACCGTGGTGAATTTGATAGCCCAACGGCTACTATTAAAGTAAACTTACCGGTTCCGATGTTCTTAAATCTTACAAATACAAATCAATTCATAGTTAATGCTAACGATATTGCTACATCTACTGCAGCGGCATTTGGTGCCGACTTAGATGATACAACTAGAGCATTATTTGAAAATAACCTTAAAGCTAGATTGCTTGAAGGATATTTAGATATGGATATGATTACAGCAGTTAAAGATAAAACACGTTTACAAGCTGCTAAATTAGTAGCTGATCAAGATAATGGATCTTCTGATGCTGAGTATTAACAGCAAAAACCGGACATAGGCTTGAAGCCTATGTCCGATATTGCTTTGTCGTCATTGTTTTGGATAGGAGATGAAGACTGCAAATAAGGATTTTTAAGTCCGTACAATTTGTTATTATGTGTATAGTGTTTTCCGTTTGGTTTTATTTGTCAGCAGCGAGCAAGGTATTTATATTCACGTTCATTAATCGATTTTAAATGAAATTTTGGTATAAGTAGTCATGTTATTTTATTAGGAGTATGTTATGAAACATTGGCACCTTATTTGCAGTCATTAAAATGTTATAAAAAATTAGTGACCAAATAAATAGGACTAGACCTTTATAGGCCTAGTCCTGATTTTATTTAGTTGGTTTTATTATTTACCTGTCCAAGTAGTCTTAGAACCAGTATTACCTTCACCATTACCAGTCAATGTACCATTGAAAGGTTTCATATTAGTAATACCAGAGTAAGTCATTTCGGATTCATCCCAGATTGTACCTTTACGTACCCAATCAAGTAAGCTTTGAGCTTTCTTGTTTACAGATGGGTTAGCAATAGGGAAACCGGAGAATTCAACAGACAATTCTTTGAAGCCGATATCTTGACGATCTACGTTGTAGATATTCAAGTCAGCATTTGTAGGTTGAGCCGCTACGATGTAGAATGCTTTTTCTACGTTCATCAAAGTATTATCAGTTACGATATATAAGAAGCTAAATACTTCTTTATCGAAACCAGGGTCTGTAATAGTACCATCTTCAATAAGGCCATGATAATGTTTAACTTGAGTTGTAGGATCTTTAATACCACGCAAGAACAATTCATGAACTTTTGTTAAGATAGAACCAGATTTTTCAAAGTAACGTAATGTAAAAGTAGAAGCAGATTGGCTATTAACTTTATTAATTACGTTGATATTTTTAACACCGTTTGTCAATTCTGCAGTTTCGGAGTTGATGTTATCAATACCGTCAAGACCACGGAATTCATATTCAAGGATATGAACGTAAGTGTTAATTAATTTAGCATATTGCTCATGTTTTTCAGCTAACTTCTTTAAGAAGAATGGAATATCAAGTACTAAGAATAAACCATAACCAGATTCAAATTGATTGAATTGATAAAGGTTAGCCCAGTCAGTTACACCACGGAATAAAGCATAGTTAGTTAAATCACGAATATCTTTAGTGCCGTCGAAGATAAAATTAACAGCACCGCTTGTACGTTGTTCAGCCATTTTTATCCTCCTTATTAGATCTTGGCACTATTGTTTGTAGTAGCAATTGGAATAGCTACGATACGGAAGATTTCTGCTTGAGCAAAATCTTTGAAAGATACTTTGATTACAGCATATACAATCTTGTTAGCGGCATATACAGAATCAGTTTGGAAATCAATAGAAATGGATGCAAATTTAGAGGAAGATGCATCGATAACTGCTTGAATATCTTTCTTATAGTCTTCAAAGTCTGCACCAGTAATAAATTTATAACGGGATTTAGGACATTGAATACGAATATCTTTAATAAGACCTTGGATATTCAATACGTTATTGATAAAGCTCAATTGTGTAAAGATATCTTGGGATGTATATTCGGTAGCAATATGGAAGATACCATTATAATATTTACCAAAGTTGATACGAAGATCATCCATTTGGTCTACTTGGTTACCAGCTGGAGTAATCTTAGGTACATAGCTTAAAGTACCTTCGATAATTTCAGGAACTGTCCAACCATTACTTTGACCAGCACAAACTAAAGAACGACCATTAGCAAAGTGCATGCAAATCAAACGAGCGATTGCATAACCCATAGTAACAGTAACTTGTTTCTTAGTATATGGATCATAAGTATCAAAGTATTGACAATAAGTACCGATAAATTTATTATTGATACCATTGTTAAGTGTCTTAGCATTCTTAATAGCAAGGATATTGGTCAAACCAGTTGTACCCATATCACGGAAGAAGAATACGTCTTGACGGAAAGTAACTAATGCTTCGATAGCACGTTTAGTAATATGAGGATATGCAGCATCAACTACCACATCGATAGGGTT